GGTATCACTTGCTCACGAGCTTGTTCATTGTGCGCAAATTATCCGCGGCACTATGAAAATTGGCAAGCGTGGCAGTGTTATTTGGGCAGGCAAAAAATACTCAGCTAAGACTCCGTACTATGATCAACCGTGGGAGCAAAAAGCGTTTGCCAAACAGGAAATTATTTTTCGTCGTGCTATTGAAGGAGTTTGATATAATGTTGAAACTTTTGACTATTTTATTGGCGCAAGAAAAATGTGTTGTTTAACTAAGAAGTAGAGTATGGAATCACAAATTCACGGGATACTGTTTGAAAACGATATTATCAAAGCGAGGACCGGACTCGAAAAAGCTGAATATCAACGACTACTTCCTGGGTGCTACACCGCCACTATGGATATCACCAAAGGTTACTATAGTGATTACAATGTATCTATCAAAGCTGCCAAACTAAGTCGAACCATTAGCATTGGATGCGGCGACATCATGAGATTTCAGAATCACTGTCAAAACAGTGAGTTTATAATGGTGCTGGGAGTATGGACCCAGAGCTCGCCCACCCAAAAATCATTTGTCGAAATAATTTCTTGAACGTTGATTTCTTTTTGCCGAAGTATTTGCGACCATCTAGTAAATTTGTAATACAATAAGTAAAACCGACAAACGAAGGATCAATTTCGTCTATCGGTTCATTGTTATGAAACCAAGTCATACGTCTACCATAAGAGTTTATCCTGATTTATTTAATAATTGTTTTAATTCAGTATAACTTCCGACAAAATTCGAATTTTTAAAGATTACTGGTGCTGCTTTTATATTTGGGTCCAGCAATTTTAATTCAGATACTGTAATATATTTAGATGTATCGTCTTTTTTCTGGCCCACATCAATTATAATTTCTTCATATTTTATATTATTATCCTTTAACAACTTTTTGGAATAATTACAATTTGGACAATTAGGTTTTGAATATACTGTAAACATAAATTAAAAATCTACTTCGAAGCTTGTTTTGATATCATCTCTGTGTACTACGTTGACTTTATATGCGTTATTGTCTTGCTCTTGGGGCGCAGCCTGAGAATTACCAATATTGATCCAATCTTCAACGTGTGGCATTGGATTCTTTGCTGGAAATTTAAAATTCGTTTCAACATCCAAAAACTTATATACCTCACGTGCGTTGAAAAGTACCCAATTTTTAATTGTCTGTGAATTTGTACCTACCAATTCTCTACCTTCGGAAAAAAGATAATCAGACCAAGCCATTTCTGAATTAATTACCTCATCACATAATGCTTTAATTTTATCCTTCTGCCGTTTATACGAGTCTAGTCCGCGTGCCGTGGCCAACTCAATTTTAATAACTTCCTTGTCTAATTCAGCGTGTACTTCCAATTCATCTTGAGCAATTTTTTGTACCGCTTTACCAATAGGCTGAAATAAATTAGTTGAGCATATAGTAAATGTAATGGCAAAAGAAGCCATAAATTGAATACGTTCCAGAAGATATAAAGCAACAACCCCAAGAAGTAATTTATCATATGCTTCATCTGCAGTGATTTGATTTAAAGCATATTTATGTGAAGCAACTGACAGTTCAGAAAACACCTCATTGACCGAATGCATTCGAACAATTGATTCTTTTACAGAAAGAATATCAGATAGTACTTTTTCTGGGTTGTCAAATGAAATTCTAACAATTTCTGAATATGTTGCGGAATGTATAATTTCATTGTCGCTGATTCTTTGCCAGGCCGCCCACAATGAACTATCAGTAATAAATGGTGCCAGGACTGGCGCGATTGATCTTGAAGCAACCGAATCTGCTTCCCATTGCCATGCCAGGGTTCTGATCATCATATCATAAACAGATTTTGGACAATTTTTAAAATCGGTATTACATTGAGTGTAATCAAATTCGTCTTCGGACCAATCCAAAGATTTCATAGTTTTATAAAGTGACCATATTTTTGGATATGTTTTATTAACTGTATCAAACAAACCAGGTAAATCTCCGAAAAATAATGGATGTTGTTTTTCCATATATTGAGAAGATTTTTTATTTTCATTAAAAACTAAATTCATTTAAGCTCCTTAAAGTGCGCAAGATTCACAGTATTCTTGTTCAGTAGTATCCGAACTAACTGCCACATCATCTGTTATTAACGAAATTCCCTGAGAAGTGGAAGAATTAATATAATATCTAGTTTTCATACCATATTTGACTATATCCAGATAATCTCTAATCATATCAGAAGAAGAAACTTTCTGATCTCCATGAATTTTTACAAATAAATCTGAGGAAATTGCCTGATCTGTCCATTTCTGCATAATTGCATAGACTTTAATCATATCTGTTGTTGATATGTCCCACGCAGATTGATATTTTGTTTTCAATTTAGTACCATCTGGCGCAGCCCAATGATTTACTCCTGTATCATTAGTTTTCATAATATACAATTCTCTGATAGGATAAGGTCCATTGGAAGTACCAGAAGAAATTGCTGAGCTCTCAGAAGGCATGTGGGCAACCAGTACAGAATTTCTAATGCCGCCATTTTCTATAATCTCTTTTCTTACTGCATCCCAATCTCGTTTATTTTCTACTGTAATCAATTCATCTACTTTTTTCTCATATGTGTCTAAAGGCAACCAGCCATTAGGCCATTCGGTTTTGTCCATCCAAGGTGCGTTTCCTAATTCTTTACCCAATTTTAACGAAGCGTTAATCAAATGAAACATGTGTGTTTCGGAAAGGGTATGAATAAAATCTCTGCCTTCTTGTGTATTATATTTTTGATTTTCCTTGGCCATTAGATGTGCTAAACCAATAATACCCACACCTGCGGACATTCTGGATTTAGCCGTATATTCTAAATTGGGAAATGTATAATCGGATTTATGAATGCACACATCAATCATTTTTAATGCATAATAAGCCACTTCAGAATACTGTTTATCAGATTCTATATTACTTACCACAATACCTGCAAGTGAACACAAACCGATCTCGGGAGAATAATCCAATTCTTTTTTATATAGATCTGCAACAGATTTATATGGGCTAACCGGTAAAGCTATCTCGGAACACAAATTACTGAGATAGATTTTATCTTTAAAAGGTGTATGTTTGTTCATTGCGTCCGTTAAGTGCAAATAATGAACACCAGTTTCATATGACTGAGTTAATGCACCAAGAGAAATTTCGCGAGCATTTAATTTATTTTTTGCTGTTTTTTCGTACTCGGCATACATTTTCTCAAATTTAGTTTGATCTTTTTCGTATTGAGCTTCAAACATTTCTTCATTACCATAATAACTAAAAGGTGCATAATCTTCATTCTTTGCAACTTTTCTGGCAAATAATTTGTTAGAACCAAACGAATAATGACAACCTGACACTTTTTTGTTTGCAGGAGTCATTGGATGCCGCAATTTCTGTAAAACTTCCACTTCGGGGTCATATGCAGAATAATAAACAGTTGAAGCTCCACCACGGCCATTCTGTAAATTGGCTCCAATAGCTCCAACCATGGAACGGTAATACGGAAGTTTACCTTGGTGTTGTATAACACCCCCTCTGACCGGGTCACCAAGTGATCGCGTTTTAATATGGGTACCGATACCTGCTGATGCAACAGTCATCATATATGCAATATGATCACCCGCGGCTAAAGAAGAAGCTGTATCAGCGGTAGTATAAAGACAACAGCTGGCGTAACCATTTAGTTTTGTACCAAGATTTACGAAATTTGGTGTCGGTGCGTTTATACGGTTTTGACTCAGATGTTCATACCATTTTGCAACATGCAACATTTTATCAGACTTTTCATTTTCTCCTAAAGCCATTGCCATTCGCATATATACAAATTGCGCAGTTTCATATTCTTGCTTGGTGACCTTATTTCTAATTGCGTATTTATATCTAATTTGATTAAGCTGATAGTGTGGATACTTTAAATTTAATTTATGATCAATAATGAGTTGTGCAAGTTTGTATTCTTCATCTGTGTAATTAAGCTTTACCATCAGTCCAACTTCATAAAGCTTATTATGTAATTCTTGCACTGTTGGAATTCCATCGGGATAAATAATACGATCTATCATAGGTGCATATAATCTGCCAGCAGCTTTATTATATTCCCATGTTTTATATGATAAACAGGCATCAATCAAAGCTTGTTGTAATTGTAAGCTTGTGCAATTTTTAGGGCATTTATTTACCGCATCAATCACAACAGAAGCCCAATTAAAATGAGCTTTGGGAATAGTAGCAAAAGCCCATTCTGCCCATCTATTTACTTTCTTTGGCTGAAATTGTTCTTTTGTTCCATTGCTTTTGATAATAGTTTCAATCATTTTGTTATATTTTCTTCCATGTATTAAATTGAATTTTAGCCATTAAACCCTTATATGTATTACTCTTGATCAGAGCTACTGGGTCTATATTATGTTTAATCATCTCATTGATGTCTTTATATCGTTCAACGACTTTTGGCCAGATTACTGTCTTTAATCCCGACTCGATAGCCTTTTCATATTCCTTCACAACCGCCTTATTACGGGGTTCATTATCTAATACTACAGTAAGTAAATCTGCAGGAAGTTTTGTTCCCTTAATAAACCAATTAGCAGTAGTTGATAAAGATGCATTAACCGAAGCCATAGAATTTGGGATAAACAAACTATCTATGGGTCCTTCTACTAATGTTATGGGTTTATTTAAATTCAGTCTTTCGACACCAAATAACAAAGGCGTCTTTTCGTTGATCTTAACTGTGATGTATTTTTGGTTTGAGTGGCCTGAGAGGTCTCTTCCTTGGTATGCAAAGATCTTTCCTGTTTTGTCAAAAAAGGGAATAATAATGCGGGCTTCGTCTCTTTTGTTGTGTTTGAAAGTATCATTGAACTGGGAAGAATATTCATAAAATTTGTCCGTATAATAAAATGGGTAGTTAGGAAGTTTTCTATCTTTTATGTATTGACGGGCATAATGATCCGATGGTAAGTCAGAAACCAATTGCAAATCTAAAACATTCGGTTCAATCGTGTCTTTTTCATACACTACTTTTTCTGGCACAAACGCAATTTCTTTTTTTGCTGCCGGTGCATTATTTCTAAACTTTTCAAACAAAAATTCATCAAATATTTGTTTGTAATGTACTTTTAGAAAACTTAACAGTGTAGTAGATAAACCACAGTTGAAGCAATTCACATTTAATTCACTGTTTTTAGAATAGATGGCAAATCTAGTCTTAGTTTTATTTTTAGCAGAATCACCACACATTGGACACCTTGCTACAGCTAGAAAAGGTGATTCTTTTTTAATTTTGAATCTTTCTAACCTAGAACCAAGAATTTTGGCATACGCCACCTCTAAAAAATAACAATCACTCATTGCACGGTTTCTGGAGTTTCCATGATGTTCTCATAATCTTTTGAGTTTAAAAATGAATCGAAAGTGATTTTTCGTTTAAAATCTTCAAGCAACAACTCACGGAGGGAATTCTTGTAAAATCTAAAATCTAACTCGGATCCATTTACTGTAGAAATTATGTGGTCCGCAACAATAGGGATGTATTTATTGTCCCCAAAAGGTTGATAAAGTACTGGCACCATTTGTGTTACAATTTTATCATTATAGAGAATGGGAGTAAAATTTATTTTCAGGGGATAAAGAACGAAAAAATACCATCTTTTTCATATGCTGGCCCGGTCAGTAAAGTCTCTCCGGTAGAAAGTTTTATAGACAGACACGTAATCATTGATTCTTCGGACATAATTATTTAGTTAAAATCCACGTTAATAATAGAATAGGTAAATCCATTCTTTGTGTATGTTCCCAAACGATCACCCAAATGCCGGTAAGAAATATTGGGTTTTCTATGAAACGTCATATTATCAGAAATATCATACAATGTACAAGAAGTTTTTCCTTCTTTCAATCTAAGCCCTCGGCCTATAGATTGAATAATTGTAATGGCAGACTTGGCTGGGTGTGCAAAAATAATATTTTCAATCGCGGGAAGATTAGTCCCAGTTCCAAAAACTGCGTAACTAGATACAATAATATCATCTCCATCATTAGCATTTTTGCGTATTGTTTCTCGGGCCTTACCAGTGACCCCACCATCAATATAGTGGACATTTCTATCGACAGCTTTATCACAGATAAGACTGTATAGAGCAGTCCCCTGTATGTCGATAAAACGGAAAAGTACCAAAGTAGTGCCTTTACATTGTGCAGCTAATTTAGATATAAACTCATTACGTTTTAAATTAGAAACAATATATTTGATCTCAGTATCATAATCAACCTTTTTCATTGCTTTAGCAACATGCTCTGGGTGATTAAGAATAATTGCTTTAATTTTAAGGGGAACTAGTTGTTTATTTTCAATTAGAGTAGAAGTAGTGGCAATTTCATGCACATCACCAGTAATACCTTTCATTACTAAAAGATTACATTTCATGTCATGAAGAGTACCAGTACAAGCTAACTTATATTCTACCTCTGTAGCACGTTCATAAATTCCAGTAATGGTTTTTGCAACAATTTTATGACCTTCATCACCAATAATACACCCAAACTGATTTAGCCACTCAGAATCCATTTTATAAATGGATTGAAACGTAGAAACCGTAATCGGTTTTTTAACATTCTTATCTGCCCCTGCTGTTATACAATGCACATTATCTTCGGCCGACCAATCTGTGCCTGAAGCATAATCTGCAAAATCAGATTTCATTTGAGAAGTGAGTGAAATAGTCGGGACAACTATAAGTACTCTCATCTGAAGTTCATCTATAATATAACGACAAATGATAAACAGTATGAGAGATTTTCCACTGCCTGTAGCTGAGTGAAGTATAGCACGTTTATTCTTCAGTGCTTGAAATACACCATTAATCTGATAATCTCTAATTTGTATTGGAGGTGCTCTTTTATCTATACCCAGAGTATTAGCAAAATCTGCAATGTCTTTATATGTCAGTCCGGTATCAATGTGATCTGGGATATTGACTTCAATTGAATAATTTCTTGATTCGGCAAAAGCTCTGAGTTCTGAGACAAGTCCGAATGGTAATGTCCGTGGGCCTAAGTTAAAGATGCGGATTTTTCCATCAAACCGACCCATCTTATAGGCCGGCATAAACTTTGCTCCAGGAACCTCAAACGTAAAAGTATCTGAAATTTCTCGTGCTAAATCGAGATCACACTTTACTTTCACGTATGATTCGTTTAATTTTGTAACTACAATATCTTTCATAAGCACACAGAAGAAATTGTTTTATAAATTGTAAAATCTCTATTAACCTGATCTAAGATCAGATTATAGACTGGATAGACACTATTAAAAACAGCGGAGTCGAACAAATCAGAATCGCATATGATATAAGAAGTTTCTGAGTTAAAATCTACAATCAACTGCTGATCGGTTACATTAGCTTCTAACCATTTAAACAACAGTTGTGTTTCAGCTCTATCAGCTGATTTTAAAAATCTATTTTCGATAGCAATTGCGCCTGCATTCATAAATTAAACCCCTGCTTGAAACTTCGTATAATCTACGAGGCTTTTTAGTAAAAAATACTGATTACCTATATCTTTGAGAATGCTTTCGGATGCTTGTACCATAGTTTCTACATAAAGAATTTGTTCTTTAATCAATTGTAATGATTCATCTGCATCGAGAAGACTTTCCATTTCCGAACGAAGAGGTTTCTTATAAAGCCATTGTTTAAGATTGTTGAACTTAAGTTCTTCCTCATCCATTTCACCATTATAATATTTCGTCATGAGCTGGCGACGTTTTTGATATTTTAATGAAAGTGTCCGCAGTTTTATCTTATATGTTTGTAGATAAGTAAGATACTTCGAATGTAGGACTGGGTGTGAAGACATGCGCTCGGAAAGATTAGTTTGATCAATTTTACAATCTAGGGCCCAAATGGCCATAAGTTCATCATTGTTTAGCATAGTTCACTCTTGATAATAATTAATTATATTTTGGTTTGAAAGAATTGTAAAATCTTTTAAAAGCCATAGATACAGACAAGACAGGGAAAATATCGTTCTTTTCCTTTTATAGATCAATCACTTAGCAGCGATAAAAAGGCAATGGAATTATAAGGAAACCCGATTTTCCCAGAAAACGACCTTTTTTTCCTTTATAGATCAATCACTTAGCAGCGATAAAATCGGAATTCCTAGATTTTCCGCAAAAGCCTTATTTTGCAGAGTAAGTAGAGTAACATTCCTCTTAGCCATAGGACAAGCAGTAGGGTGAAAATAATGGAGTATTTAAAGGAATTGGACCTTTAAACTTAAATTCTATTACTTTGAGCACACTACTGCGAATAATCATTATTGATTATAGCTCTTGAATGGTTCCGTATCTAAGTATAGTGAATACAGATTCCTCTTAGCCATAGGACAAGCAGTAGGGTGAAAATAATGGAGTATTTAAAGGAATTGGATCTTTTAAATTAAACTCTATTACTTCGAGCACACTACTCGAATAGTATAATGGATCACCAATTGATATTGGAATAATAAAGTAATTACTCTGCTATCTAATAATCATTATTGACTATAGCTCTTGAAGACTTCCGTATCTAATTTTACTTAGCCGTACTATTTTCTCATCTCTGTTACACACTTATCGGCCGAGCTTTTTATTCTTAGTTTTAAGGAACTAAGAGACAGTGCTCCGGGGTTCCCCATTTCCGCTACAAAAATGGATAACTGTCTATGTTAATTTCACCCTTTTCAGGGGACCGTTTACTACTTTGATTGAGAGAACCAAAATACCTGCTGCTTGTCAATACCCAGGTGTGAAGACTTTTATTCCGGCACGCACGGATAGCTATCCGTGGTTTTTGAGGAGAACTTCAAAGTCTTTCAAATTAAACTCCTTCCCTACTGCAGCACGTGGCTAGGAATTGGCCTTAAGAATTGGAGAGAGTGCTACGATCACAATTCATTAGTATTTATTGTATATGGATTTGTACAAAAGTAAAATCTTTTTATGCATTAATTCACAAAAACGAATCTCGAATAATAAAATGTGGCAGTACATTCAACCGGGGTTGGCTCTGCACTTTGTGTTGTGAAAGTTATATTAGACAGAGAAGTCGGAAACAAATCATAAAATTTGATAATACGATTTGGATTAGATGCATTGGTTAATGTTAATAATACTGCATCTGAAACAAGTTTATCTTCTGTGAAATTTTTGGGAGTAAATTCATCACCAATAGAATACCGCTGCTGAGTGATCCAACGATAAATTTCTTCGTAATTCTTTAAATTTTCATCGACAATAAAAGTGATATCTAAAGGAGAAAATTCAGATGTTGACCCAGGAAACCACTGATTAGAAGCGGCCGAAGATACCATTGGCGCTGGCACCGAAATACTTGGTAAACTTATTGCAGTTGTTCTAAAAATTGTTTCTGGTATTCTTTCAATAGAAAACTGAAAGGAATTACTTTTTAGTGTATTATAATCCATTTATTTACCTTCTTAAATCTCTAATAGAGCAGTCATACAACCTGAATTATATGGATCTTCATTGTCGTTAATTTTTGGCATTGCACCTTTACGAAGTTCGTATGCTCTTTGCGAAGCAATAAGAATTGTGTCATAAATGTTTCCTTGAGCTCGGATAGTTTCTATATTGAGTTCGGATTGCCGAGATTGTTTAAGTTTTTTCATAGTGATGGGTCCTTTTACTATTTATTCCAGACGTAGACATTATTACCATGAACATCACAACTATTAGCTATGATCTATTCCATGCTTAATTGACTATTTTTAAGCTAAACTGTATAGATGAAAATAGAATTTCCACAATCCCAAAATCTATCATATTTGTTTTCCTTCATTATTTCCCATTCGGTTTTATCTTTAGAATAACCTTCCATGTTAACCAACTTATGTTTTTGAAATTCGTGTCTTGAATAAACAATGTTTTTCTTAGTGTAATAATAGCCTGGTTTAGTGAACTTGTTAAAAACAAATCCAGCTTTTTCGTATACATTCCCATTAGAAATTGATCTATCCGCATATGTAATTATAGTATTACCATGGGTACAATAATTTTTCACAAAGAAATTATTAATTTTAGAAAAACCTCCAACTACAGTTGTGTTAATTTTCGTAGCAGATCTAATAACTTCATATGAATGTGATTTGTTGAATCTAGGTTTTCCGTATGTAGTAACTTGAACTAATTCACTATCATAAAAAAGACCAATTGCAATGTTACAACCAGTATTCCCTTTGAGATGGTTTTCTCTGAGAAAACTTGCGGCAATTTTTTTACTTATTTCTTTTGCTTTAGTTTTTCTTCCCGGTATTTTATTTTCATTTTTACCCACAGCATTTCTTATAATTGATTTTACGATCACATCATTATTATGAAAATCATTAGAGAAAACATGAATTAGTTTAATCCCTTTTTCCTGACACATTATAGTTTTGTTTAAATGATAATTTGAATCTTTGTTCCCGAATAATTCTGAATGCCAAGGTAATCCATTGTATTCAATTGCTAAATTGCGATCTGGGACAAAAATGTCAATCTCATATGGGTGAATTAGATCACGAGTATTAATTACCACATCAATTCCCAATTCAATCAAAAAATTGGCTAAATATCTTTCTTCTTTAGAAGTATTATACGAAGTTTTTATAGTATGACCGGCAGACTTTAATCTATCACTAATAGTCCCATAATAACAATTAACTATTTCTGAAATATCGGTTAGAGTTTGATTTTCTTCATAGTATAATTTGACAAGATAATCTATATCGTCTAATTTGTTATAATCAATT